AATCCCACATGTGCTGGGATATTTTAATATCTAACCCCTGCTCTCTCCACATTACAAAAAGACTACGAAGCCCTTCTTCAACTTTTTTGATGTCTTGCCTGAAAAGCTTTTCAGCTTCTGAATCCGAAATCCTTTGCCCCTCCGCGTATTTAGAGGTCCCTACGGGCTCCGCATGACCCCAGCCAATGGTTATCATGCCATCACCTATTTTGTATCCCTCTAGACGAAGCTTTTCATGATCTCGTATAAAATCCAAGCCATCATTACTGGTCTTTAAAATAAACGGGTCTTGGAGTATATCATAGTTTAATTTTGTCCCTTCGTCTTCATACGCATAAAATCTAAGCATCTTATCGAGATACTTGCTTATTTCTTCATTTGAAACATAAGGCTTTTGAGCTAAATATATTAATGGCTTTGAGCTAACCAATTCTTCTTTGGAAGGTAAGTCTTCAATGCCCTTATTGCTAGCTGTCAGTAAAAATAAAGATGCGAGGATTCCCAGTTTCTTTGCTTTATCCTTAATTGAATTAAGGTCGAACTTCTCATTGAGTATTTGTTCAGCTAGAAAATCCTCATTTAAAAATGGGTAGACCGATTCAGCAATTAGCATTTAAAGACTTTTTCTTTATATATCTTTTTCTAGCACTCTTTCTATAACATAGAGATATATAAATAAAAACTGTAATGGTTAAAGAAATATACATCAGAACCCCTGAAGACCCCAATTATAGATATAATATTTTCGAACATTCCGACCCCATAGAAAGTATTATTTCTAAATTAAAGATGATCTTAGGAACCACTCAAGGACAAGTTCTTGGCGATCTAAATTTTGGTGTGGGGGTTGAAGATCTTATTTTTGAGACCAGAATTAATAAAGTCGAACTTGAAGAGAAAATACTAAAACAAATTCAGCAGTATATTTCTGAGTCGAGTCAATTTAAAATTCAACCTTCTGTTTCATTTGGTAAAGCAGATGGATTTGATTTTTGCGTTATCGATGTTTATATTAATGATCAAAAAGCAATTGGAGTATTAGTTAAGTAATGTTAGTTCGAGAAAATATAGATTTTATAAGGGGAAAAGATCCTAGAGATACTTTAAAACTAGGATTAGAAACCGTTATTCCTAATCAGTTTAGGGAATTAAGAAAATTAGATAAAAATAATCTTATTTCAAGCTGGTATATTGATACCCCTTATGATTCCTTTTACATATATTTGGATAAAACACCAGAACCAGATTGGACAAAAGAAGAAGAGGATGAGGTAAAAGAAAATATTAGATTCGAAATTGATTCGCTGATGGAAAAAGCAGGATTGAGCGAATATTTTATTTATGATTTCCATGAGAATTTAGATGAAATAGGATATAAAATAAAACCTGAGTATAAAAAGGTTTTTAAAAAATCACAAGATGAGTTAAATACTTAAAATATAAAAATAAGTTATGAATATAATTAAAACTGCCAGAATCCGATTATCCGAACTTTATCAGGATTCAATCAATTTCATAAAGCAAACATACGATGATGCTGGTCAATATTTTACTATGGCATCACCAATGGGTCAGCTTCTCCAAGTTATTCTAAATATTGGTAGAGTGATTCTTTATTATGTTGAGGACTCTATTACGGAGCTTAATATACTTACTGCTTCCAGGGCTCAGAGCATAAAGGGCCTTGCTGGTTTAACGGGGCATAATTCTTCGAGAGGGGTAGCCGCGAGAGGAACTCTTCGTCTATATTATAATGGAGAAAAACTAGATATTTATGGCAATACGGCAGTTATTCCTAATTATACCAGATTAACTTCTACTTTTAATGGACTTACTTATACTATAACTCTTCCAGGAAACGAAATACGATTAGACCTTACATCAATTACAAATTATGTAGATGTTAATATTGTACAGGGTAAATTAGAATATCAGCAATCAACAGGAACTGGAGATCCCCTCCAGAGTTTTAATTTCCAAGCTAAGAAAGGTTCCATTATTGATAATTTCTTTGTAAATATTTACGTCAATGGAGAAAAATGGGAAAACAGAGAATCCATCTTAGATATGACCTTTAATGAGAAGAGTGTTATGGTTAAAACCGGTCAGACGGGAGGTATTGATATTTTCTTTGGCAATGGATATAATGGGCAGGTTCCTCCTATGGGAGCTACGATTCTTGTCGAGTATCTTTTAACTGATGGCGAGTCGGGAAATATCAGAACTGCAGAAGCTAAGACAACAACCAATTGGAAATTCGAAGGAAAAGGATATGCACTCAATAGTCAGGAAATAGATCTAAATAAGATCATTAGGGTAGCTATCCAGAAAGATGTTTTATTTGGTGCGCAAGAAGAACCAATTTATCTTACTCGTCTTTTAGCTCCTCACATGTCTAGAAGCTTTGTTTTAGCTAATACAGATAATTACATCTATTTCTTACGTAAGTTAAATATGTTTACGATTGTTGACGCTATTCCAGGATTTGCAACATTTGAAGACAGATACACTTTGGATAAGTACAACCAGGCAAAAACTAATTATGAAAATATCAGCGAACAATATAGAACCCTTCTAGCTACAGTTGGTGCTTCTTCCGATAAATCTCTTTCAAAGAAAACTGAATTAGATACTGCCCAAAATCAGGTTTATTATTGGCAGGGTCAAGTTGAGGAACAGAAAAAGGACGACAATACAGTTTATCTCTATTTAGTGCCTGATGTTAATCAGAGAATTCCAGCAAATCAGAATTATTATACTTGCTTAATGGATTCATTCCTTTTAACAGATCTGGAAAAAAGAGGAATATTGGATCTAATCGAAGAAAGTGGCCAAAGGATTCTCACAGTAGATAATGCTATTATGGTTCTTAAATATCCGAGATTTGTTTTAAATGTTACTTTGATTATTTACGAAGGATATGAATTAAATACAATCCGAGAAGCTATTATATCTAAAACTTCAGATTATTTCTTAAAAAATACTCGAAGGGATAGAATTCCTCAGTCCGATTTAGTTAGGATAATTGAAAGCATTGATGGTGTGGATTCTGTAACAGCTTGGTTTGATGCAGATAAAAACAACTATCAAATCTATGGAAATGGATATGGTCTTGATGATTATGGGGACATTCTTTTGGAGAGATATGTTCTAGATGCGTTCAATAATAAAGTAACTGTTAAAGACATTTATCCTCTTATTAGAGGGGGATTTGAAAGCTCAAGCGGAATTTCTTATGATGATTCTGTAGCGAAAGATCGTCTCTCAACTTTGAATATAAATCTCCGAGGTATTACACCAGTTAATTTTAATAGCAACCAGAATAAAAATATAGTTTCAGCTTTATAATGGCAAATTTAACTCAAAAACAGAACGCTGTAAGTAGCAAGAGCCAAAGATTTAGGGTAAGACCTTCTTATCTTCATTCAGCTAAACACTTGTCTGATAATTTTTTAAATCTTGGGTATGCTTATCAAGGAAAAATTCTTCAGAAGATGACTTCCCCTGAACTTTGGGCAAACCCAAGGCAAAAACCTTTATTTGCTCAGCTTGAAGGTATGCTTACATTTATTTTGGAACAAGTAAAATATATTAAGAAGACTTTTTCCATAGCACACGACAAAGAGAGTATAAACATTAACTAAGAATTCATGAATCACCAGAATTGGAAAATATTTAATAAAGCGGGAAGTTTGCTAAATTTATATGCAGATGCTTATTTGCCTCTTACCTTTATTCCTGGAAATCAGAACGCTACAGGAGCTTCTGCTTACGCTATAACAGATCCAAGTAACTATATTGTTGATGTTGAAGTTACCAATAGCGGATGGGAATATGTTGGAACGCAAACAGATCCGCAAGTTCAATTAGATTATTCTTTTGGAAATTATTCTCATATCTTAATAAGCCCCTCCGAAGTTTCTATTGGATTTAAGGATGTTTCTATTTTTAATCCAGAGCCGGGGAATTCAACAGCTATTGAAAGCGTATCTATTACGTTACCGCCCGACGTTTCTTTCCTTTATCCATCTGTTTCATTCAGTTCGGCTATTTTCTTGAACCCAATTTCTCAAGGACTCGTGGAAACCGAACATTTAACTATTCTAGAAGAAACTTCTGGAGGGGCTTTTATTAGTCCTTTCGATCCAATTAATCCATATCTTGTTTTTAAATTTACTGATGGAGATCCTGAAATTAAGTTATTTGAAATTGATGAAAATCAGCAGCTACTTACATGGTCAGATGAAATAGTTGTTGATGTTTCTCAAGGAATTCTAGGTTCCGGATTAATGATTAATATTGGATTCCGTTCTGATAACGAGGGGGTTTACGAAAGAAGACTTCGAGTTTATCACCGTGTAGGAACTACTGACTATCTCATTGCTGAAATATTGGTCAATGCTGAATCAATAGGTCCAGATGAAAGGTTCGATACACTTATAACAAACTTTGGTCTTCCAAGTCCAAAAGCTACTCATACACTATTTAAGGAGGCAGATATAAATGAAGCTCTGCCTGACTGGAAACTTTTGAATTATAAAGCTAAACACATGATTCTAGAGCATAATCAGATTATGCCTTATATCGGAACTTATAAAGCTCTTATTAATGCAATTAAGTGGTTAGGATATGATGATATTCAAGTTAAGGAATGGTTTAAAAACGTTAAAGAAAATAAAAAGTTATCTTTGACCGTTCCATACGATGCTGCAGACAGAACCAAAACCATCTTATATTTTACTCCGGATGAAAGGAAAAATCTCAAAAAGCTAAATCAACTTTCCCTTGTCTATTGTCTTACAAGGGAGACAGGGGAAATTGATGAATGGGG